AGGACGACACACACTTCCATGTGGAGTGCTTTGTAGGCAGATTTCACCGGGAACTTCACTGCCTGTGCCTTTACAAATTACGCACTTCATGTCAATTCCTCATGTTTACAATCTAAACAACGTACCCATTTGAAATGATTCTTATCAAAATAAATATATGGATTCTTAGTTGAACCACAATTAGGACATGTCATCTTCTCCACTCCTTCCACTTTCTTTTTAAGAATATTAACATGTGTCCATTGTCTGTGTTGTCTAAATAATGAACAAAGATAAATGCTGAAACATAACCTAAAGTCATAAACATAAATAAAATTGCTAATGCTGTTTGCAATTCACTCAAAACCATTCATCCAAACTCCTTTGATTACTATCTTTAGTGATTTGTCCCACATTCCAATTCATTGCCCGGAATATGGGTTCTGCTTTTTTCAATACTGATTCTGCATAATGCTCCCAATCAGGAGTATAATCAGATAATTCACCTTCAGTTAGACCTGCGACATAATTAGGTGTGACAGTTCTTTGATGTATTGGATGATAGTATACTTCATTACAATCTTTCACTCTGCAAAATAGATATGAATCAGTAATTGGCACTTTGTTAGTTGAATTGTAAAATATAACTCCTTCGACACCGGCTCCAACTATTGGTCGCTTCCCCATCATTGTTTGAAGATTCATTTTATTGCAACAAGAACCATGTGTTAAAGTTAGCAGCGTCAGTCCAACTCTTTTACAATTGATACATTTAACTTTGAAGCGGTCTGGATGATACCGACTACGTTTCAATACTTGGTTAATTGGAATGTGGCCTGATAAAACGCTTTGATATTTCTCCTGTAAAAATTGCACTATTTCAGATTCTGATTTATTTTCAACCCACATTTTCAATATAGAAAGTTGAGTGTCTTTTGCTAATTTAGTTTCAGACACTCTCTTGGCAATAAATCCAGTCATGAAGAATTCATCTTCTTCTAAGAATTTACCATCCTTCCAAGAAATTAATCCTGCGTTGCGATTCTTTGTTGACCCAACTCCAAGACTACGAAAGTATTTTTCAAATTCTAAAACAACAGGGTGTTCTTCCAACTCAAGTGTATTTGGAAAGAATTGCTGAACATGAGTGTTTAGAACTTGAGCAATTTCCTTTGCTTTATCTACAGATTCTACTGTGCAATAAATAGAATCAGTGTGACCGTAAATCACTTTCATTTCTTACCCTTCCATCTTGCCATGTTTTTGTGATATTCATCCCAAGTCATGCCGGGAGAATAATAACTACTTTTCTTCCAAAACCTTTTAACAATCCATTTTATTATACGGTTCATTCTTCTTCACCCCAAATTAAATGATAATAACATAGTTTAGTTAATGGGTTTGCAATCAATGAGTTACATCCTTTAATTTTACATGCTGCCATTTAATTCCCTTACCTTGAATGCGGCTTCTCTAATAGCCTGTCTTGCACTTGCTGTAATACACTCTGCTAATTTTACATCAGCCCATCCAAAGCCCTGATATGCAACAATGCCGTAGAAAGAAGCCATGAGCCTCTTAACTGCCAGTTGGTTATTATTCCATTTGTTGTAATCAGATTGATTATCAGCGTTCTTCATTCTTTCTTTGTATTTATTTCGTAGTTCTTTCAATTCTAATACTGACTGTGGTAGTAGTCCTAGTTTATCAGTCTTGAAATATCTCATGTCTTCTTCAATAATTTCTGAGAAATCTTTTGGGGTTTTGATATTCACAGCAAACTCAGTGGGAGTTTCTGAAACAGTCTCCCATGATATGTTTCGCGCAATAGACATCGCAGGATATAGGGATGCAAAATCAAATGCTGCCACGCCCAAGTGTAGGCCGTTTGTGTCTTCACTGAGGGGGTCATAGACCATCGCACCATCATAGGCTACCCTGTGGCCTTTCTTGCCTGTAGGAGCCTTCCAAGAGGCATGACGCATGAAATATATGCCACCCATATTACTTGCATAAAAACAAGCATCAAAGGGAGCCTTCAGAAGTCTCTGCAATGAAAGAATTGCTTCTGTTGTGTGATTCGTTTCATCTATTCTCTTAATCAGTTCAACGTCTTTCTTAGCATATTCAAGATACGTTTCTGAATCTTCAAGCCAACCCCTTGCGAAGAACTCATTCTTATCAGGAAACTTCTCGCTCACTAGTTTCTTTTCCCCAAGAACGATTTCTGAAATATAATCAAGTGCCATTGAAGGTAATGTTCCCTTTTGTGCATCATGCCATTGTCTCTCAAATGCCATGTCCAAAGGAACTGTTATCCTACCTTTGATGGGTTGATAAATAGGAGAGTAATTGTAAATGGTATCATAATGCTTAGGTTTGTTATTAGCCCAAGTCACTCCTGCGACTTCATCAAACGGAGACATCAAACGTGGGTCTATACCATGAATGACCATTCGCTCAATCAACTTTGGTAAATCGAACTTCCAACCGAACCAAGAGATTAGCATGTCAGGGTCTTTGTCTAACATCTGTGATAGGAATATAACTAACATCTTGGCTTCTGAATTACATTCTTCTGCATCAGGTTGCCATGTATGAGTAGTGTATTCATCTTCATAGTTATCATACACCACAATACAAGTAATGGCTCCATCATACTCACCACCTTGCATCCATTCCATATCCCAATACCACTTACGCATATTGTATGGGGGGATGTCTTTGATACAATCCACTGCATATCTATAGTGTAGAGGAATGTCAGCCTCGTATGTTTCATCAAAGAACTTCTTTAATTTGTAAGAGTATCTTGGATGACTTGGATTCCATGTCACCTTGAGTAATTCTTCTCCTTCAAGATTGTAATAGTCGCCTTCTTCATAGGATAATTCTAATCTGAATTTTCCCCATTTGTCTGATAACATAACATGCTCTATAGGAGCCATCTTTTTAACGAAGAGATATGGTGAAAATTCACTGAATGGAATTGTCTTTTCCTTTCTCTCATTCTTTTCATTGCGCCAACGAAGGCCAATGCCATCATCTAACTTGTTAATTATCATGCTCACCCTCCATCCATGAATGCTTGCTCAATTATTTCATACATAATTTCAGCACTCTCCTGCACTCTTCTTGCCTCATTATGGTAGTTGCTATTAGTCAAACGCTCATACTTTCGTCCGAGTCTAAACAATCGCCTGAGTCCTAATCTGTATTCATGATTCATGCGCTCACCTTTCTAAATAGGGTGCTTTAATCAACATCCTATTTCCTGATGCTATCAATATAGGACATTCATCCTTCATGTAAATAGTAGCAGAACCGTTCAAGAATTTACTGAATGGCCCTGTGAATTCAACAGTAGAGGGTTCACCTGAACCTTCCAATAATTCAATAGTTACTTCTATCGTATCTACTTCTGATTTCTTAGAAGAGATAATTAAAGTCTCATCACCATCATATTCAAATTTGTATTTAGAAATACCAAGAACGTCACAAGCAGTTGCTGCATCAGTTATATCATCTTCTAATGTGCATAACTTAGCCTCATATTCAGTTTTACCAAATGAAACACCATCAACACTTCCTTCTCCTGACAAACACTCCCCTGTTAGTTGAAGCATATCGTAATCATATATCCTACGAATCATATCCATACTAGGATGTGTTAGAACCTTGGACAAAGAAGCCTTCTTACCAGTTTGTGTTATCTTAATGTAGTCTCCTACATCAAAGGTTATTTCTCCATTGAATATCTTCAGATGCTTAACTGTGTTATCTATACTTACTACACACATTCCACTAGTCCTAGTATTATTGGGTGGAAAAAAATGATTAATTCTACAAGCAACAGATTGATTGGCATTGAGTATCATTAAAGATGCATCTACTTCATTCATAGATAGAACTGCATATTCTGATAATACACCAGTCTTAGCCACAGCACCATTGTAGTATTTTCCTTTAAGGGAAATGTCTTCTAAGTACCCCAATAGTTTCTTTGCATCAATTGTAAATTTCATAGTTCACACTTCTTTAGTGTTGGTAGTCCTGCCCAATGAACCTTACCTTTTGCAATAGTTAAGACTGTGTGGCGTGTGCCAATTAATTCAGGCTTAGTTGCACTGGCTTCTATTAGAGCAATAAATTCAGTTTTATCTTTTCTGATTTCTCTTTCCATTCTGATTGTAGAGGTAAAAATGTCTTCAGTTGAATCATGCCAATTTGATACTACACCAACAGGGCTTCCATCAACATACTTATCCTTTGAATGAGCAACAACTATTCTATGGCATTCCATCTCTAATATCTTCTTATGCAAGAAATTCTTGTATGGAGTATTTCTATCTCCCCATACATAGGGTAATTGTTTGATTACTGTATCAGCATCTAAGTTGTGCTTAACCCTCATGTATGTCTCGCATACATCAGTGAGGAACTTATCAGCACCATCAATAATGATTGCCTTTAGTTTGCCATCCTTTAGATAAGTCATTGCTTCTTCGTAATGCATCTCTGCATTGTGTTTGGTAGCCTTGACATCAACAAGGGTATCGGGGTGTCTCTCTATAGGATTGAACACAACAAGGTTCTCTACATTGTCGTAATGATTTCTCTTTACGTCAATGAACCTATTATCATAGTCCCACACGAAAACATGCATACCATTTTCAATATCTTCTTCAGTTAGGATATCAGCCGCTAATGCTGATTTGGCTGATTTGGGCGCACCCCAAATACCACAACACAAGAAATTCTTGTTCCTGTCTTGTGTCGCTTTACGCTTTGCAAGATATGCTTCTCTTCCTAATGCGAAAGAACCTTGTTCTCTATCTATCGTTGTTACTGCTTCAATTTTATCTTTTGTTGTCCATGCCGTCATTTTCATCACCATCTTCATAATGCACTACTTTATTTCCATATGTGCGTAGAATATCATTTAACTCATCATATTTTACTCTCAGTCTAATTTCCTTACTAGAGTTGGTATGTAGTTTAACCCAATACTCTCCAGTCTCATGGTTCTTTTTCCATGTGATGAAATCAATATGGTCTATTTTGATAGCATAACTGCCACCATGAATGACTGCATCATCACCATCAAACGTACTGATTCGATATGTCTTGTAGTATCCCTTAGTCATACATCCTCACCCATTTGATTTACACAATTGCATTGCCAACTATATCCTCGATTCATCTTGCAATAAAGACATTGCATTCCTGTTATAACCATCCGAGGTTTCTTGGGTAGGTATAATTTTGTATTACTCATGTGAAAAACCAATCCGTATCGTCTTCTTCTACGAAGTCTATTGTTTCAGGACTTCCACCCCTTGCTTTCAATACATGTAATCCAGTCACGTTAATAGATACGTTCTGCATGTTTCCATCTGTGTCTCTTGGCTGAGAAGTCCTTCCGACAACAATGACATTGGAACCTATTCCAAAGTCAACTTCTATATGCTTTGGAACCCAACAAGTTGTTCCACTCCATCCTTCATTGTCGAAGTCAAAATCTGTATTCAAATCATCAAGTGTGATAATCCTACTACCATTAGCAGTGGGAGTCATGTTAATACTAGTGACGCTTCCATCAGTAAAAACGAATCTATCAGCATATGTCTTCTCTGATATAGAAGCATGATACCTATCCAAGTC